CCGCACGAGAAGAACCCAATGGTAGAATGGCTCCTGCGAATAAAATAGAGAATTCGCAAATGATTACAAAAATAATAAAAATAATAATAGAAATATGTGAAATGTATGGGTACAGGCCTGACACAAGACGTCGACAGAAAGATCTCTTCAACTCAATAGAGCATTGGAGGAGAATCTGTGATCTAGACACAGCAGGCTCATGGATGAAATTAGGCAAGTATAAAACCGCCGCATTCTTCGCGTACCACATAAAGGAAGAAACACTTCCCACATTACCTTTCGAAAACCTAGAAATAAAATCCGACCATCCGGGCAAATTGCTTACGGGTGGTGCAGGGAGATTTATTTCACATCTCGTAGCATCGGGAAATCTATGGAAACAAGACGGTAAAACTCCGTCGCGAGGTCTTTCATTTCTAAGTACAATAAATTGTGCAAAGAAAGGAATGCCACGCCCAACAAAAAGTATGTTGGAGAAAGAACGCATAGATACTATCACAGAGCTATTAAAACCACAACCGTTAAAGGTTATGAGTTTAGTAAGCTGGGGTGATTACGATGAAGGGAGATGGGGCAAGGACATTGAAAGTCCAGGCCCGGGATTCAGCATCCATGAACTTGAAACACAAGTAGAGCGAGCAATTGATGAAATATTTGGTCGTACAACTAAGCATAGCAAAGGAGTACAACCTATATTCCCAAGTGTAAAGTCTAATGTCGTCTTTAATAGACTTGAATTAGGCACACTTGGCTCTTTAAGGGAGACAATTGAACGTAATAACTTGAGTAAGTATGGTGGATACTTAAAGGTCACACAAATAAATAATGACGAATATAATAATAATGAAGAGAAAATATCTAATGAACAAATAAACAGTGAGGGAGGTACGATCAAAATTAGTACTTCCTCGTTTAACGATGCGTATGCGACCGTCTGGAATAAAATCAGACTTGAAGCAGACGAGGAATATGATAACGGACTAGAGACACAAGCTGTTGCACTATCTGAACCTTTTAAAGTTCGAGTGATCAACAAGGGTCCTCCGAATATTTATCATATTCTTCGACCGTTACAGAGAGTGTTACACTCAAAGTTACGGGAGCACCGGGTTTTCCAACTAATAGGAAAGCCCTGTACTCCTTCTATATTAGAAGAAGTACTAGGTAAACGATTAAAGGATAATGAAATTTTTATTTCTGGCGACTATAAGGCCGCGACCAATAAACTTATATCAAAAGTTTCTGAGCTTATTGCAAAACAAATAGCAAAGAACCTTGAATTAAGCGCATTGGAAGAAAAATTATTCATTGCCGCATTAACGGGACACACATTTATAGATAAAAAAGGTAAAAAATTAGGAAAGCAACAAAATGGACAATTGATGGGAAGCATAATAAGCTTTCCAATCTTATGTCTTGCAAATGCAATCCTATGTAGATGGGCGATGGAATTAGGAGAAGGACGAAATATATCATTTAATGATATCCGACTTCTAATTAATGGTGACGATGTATTAATGAAAACAATTCCAAAAGTTTACACAATTTGGAAGAAGTTGGGAATGTGTTTTGGTTTGGAAGAATCACTGGGGAAGACTTATGTCAACCGAAGGATTTTACAAATCAATAGTCAAAATTATCTGTTTGATCACGAAGGGAGAACTATAAAAATAGCTTTTCCGGACGGATTGGACGAGATGAAAGTTGACTTGTCAAATATTAGACCACACACAACCGATCATTATATACCAGTACCATTTGTTAATTTGGGACTTCTCAAAGGCATGAAAAAATCGGCCGCAAAAGAGGACACAATCAAAAAAAGGATTGTCAAATTAACCGATCTAGGAACGAATCTAAAAAAGTTATTAGAAAACGCACCATTACACCTACACTCAAAATTAAGAAAAATATTCATGACTCAGCATAAAGATATACTCAGCATTTCCAGAATTCCGTATTTCCTCCCCAAATGGATTGGAGGATTAGGATTGCCCGTTGATGATAACCATCAACCTTCTGATCTCGATAAGAGATTAGCACAGAAGATCTTGTTTAATTGGAACAGTATAAAGCCTGTTCAAATCAATGAGACAAGTGGCTGGAAAATGAGAACAATAGTTGAGAAGAGATTGCCCAAACCAATTAGTATTGAAGAGGTTGATAAGGATAGATATAGTGAAGAAATTAAAAACTTCGACACTGTATCATCATTAGCGACATTTGATTTACTGTTTGATAAGGATCTTACATCTGACGATCTATATGATGTCGATGAAGATGAGCGAATCTTTCAAGCCATTAAGCATAATGCACGGCTCTATTGTCCTGAAAAGGGATCTTTACCTAGTCCTCTTACAAATGAGGATCTAGTTTTCAAAAAGAAGTACTCTGGTTATCGAGTACTTGATGAAGATGAGCCATTAAACATTAAAATAAAAGAACAAAAAAATATAAAAATTAATGAAAAATTAAATAAAAATCAAAAAATAAATTATAAAAATTCAGTAATCATTCCGGTAACCTTATTGAGCGAACTCAATATTGGATATCGGTAACTGGTGGTATGTTTCATCGAATAGTGTAAACACAATTCTTTCGATGGACCAACCAGGTGGAGGAGATGACTTAGGTCTTTCTCTCGTTGTATCGTAAAAG